GTGGCAGTAACACTAGGCATGGGATCCTGTGCTCCCGCTTCCATAACGACCTGCTGCTCGCCCAGAAACTCCTCAAACTTTTCGTTTAACATATCTGACATTTTGAGTCTTCCCGTAAATGTTATGATTATATCTTTATTTATGAATTACAGTCTACCAAGGAAATCCTCGAACACTTTAAGCGTTCTTTCCTCTAAAGACTGGCGAGTAGACTCGCTCATGTACCTGTGGTATTTAGCAACTTTAGATTCTTTAAGGATACCGTTATCCCAGACCCACTCTTTACCTTCCATGATTCCATTGACGAAAGCATCAGGTGCGGATGGGTCTGCAACGATGTCCGCTGCAGTTGCAAGCATGAAATCATCCATTACATAGTTAGCATCTTCACGCTTGTCGATGCTACCCATGCCTCTGGAAGATACGCCGAGTTGTACACCCTCCCCGAGGAGAGACTCAGCAATCTTACCCATAGGTGTGCCAAGGATTTGTGCCTTACCCATAAAGTTATTTCCCTCTGCTTTGAGAGAAGTAATTCTATGAGACACTCTATCCAAGTTGACGGATGGACCGTCTGGATGACCTAGTTCACCAAGAGCACGATTTGTTTTTACATACTCTTCGTTGTAGCGATTGACTTCTTTCTCAAGAACCGCAAATGGATACACTCTTCCATTACGATTTCTCAATTCGGACTGAAGAAAAACGCCTTCAATATAAAGCTTCTTACTATCACCAGTTCCCTCGGTGATAATTTTTACATCTTCAATCTGTTCCGTTATCAGTTTCATTTGGAGTATCTCCTACTGGTTCATCAAAGAAAGACTTTGCCACAACTCCTTTGTATGAAGTCATAGCGTCCGATGCTTTTGCATACAACATATCGTGTATAGCATCGATCGCCTCTGCTCTTTTATTATCTGAAATTGCGTTCACGATGTTCACAAATTCAGACTCAGGGTTTGATTGGTCTGCCATGTTAAGATTACACTATAAATTTATTTAGTATTTGGGGATGGTTTAGGCGCGGACTTCTGCATTTGCAACTGTTTCTTATGTGCGTCGTCTGCTTTTTCCTGCTCACGAGCAGCAGCATCATCTGCTTGCTGTTGCTGAATCTCTGGAGCAAATGCAGCATTCTGGCGATCCATCGTATCAAAGGTATTCATATCAGCAGGTGACATAACGAGACCGTTATCGATCTCACCCTTCATCTGCTTATCAATTTCTTTGTACTCAGTCTCCTTCTGCTGTAGAATTTCTCTGCGGATATGTTCGATAGAGAAATACTTTCCAACGAAAGGATCCATTTGAGTGACTAGATTCATACGCTGAGTAGTCATCTCAAGTTCTTTCAGCTCATTGAAATGATTGTCGAAGAGGTAATCATATTGAATATGATCCTTCATGTCATCCCAATCTTCAGGAGAGATTACTCCCTTGAGGATGAGCTGAGTTTTGAGAATATCGTGGAAGAGTTCGCTGAATCGCTTACGGAGACGACCGATGAACTTCGTGAACTTAAGTTCGTCACGGAGGACTTCAGTTGTCTTACCAAGATTGAATCCTTTATTATCGTCGGTGAGTCTAGAAGGAGGAAGGTTGAGAGAGTTATAAAGTTTCTTTTTAAAATACTCAACATCCTTGAGTTCGCCAAGGTTCTGTCCTCCAGGCAGCGTGGTAATCTCAGTTCCACGACCACCCTCTCTACGAGGCAACCAGAAATCCTCAAGCATACTCATATGCTTTTTGTCGTCACGAATCTCACCAGTGCTAGCGTCATACACTAGTTTATTACGATAGCGTGCCATGACATCACGCAAGTATTGTTCCGCTTTTACCTTTGGTAGATTACCAACATCAATGTAGAAAATTCTACGCTCAGGTGCGCGAGACAAACGATAGATAACCAAAGCATCTTCAATCATTCTAAGTTGATTGAGAGACTTGATTGCTTTATGCAAGAAACTTAGAGTAAGTCTCTTGTTTAAATCTTGGAGACCAGATGAACAGAATGTGATGGAGTCTGTTGCCATCTTGATTCCTTGATTGTTGGACATATCTCCAACAGGACCAAGGGCACCACCGCGAATGTATCCGCGTGGATTGTACAGATAGTAATCAATATAACCACCCCAGTCCATGCCTTTTGCAGACTGTGCTTCTGCAGGTGTTAGGGATTTCTGTTGCTTTGTTTTCTGGCGAATCTTTTTAATCTTTAGAGGATCGATGTATCTTAATTCAAGGATACCTTTCTTCGGTGCCTCTAGATCAATTACTTTATGATAGAAAATTCTACCATCGACATACCAATTTCTGATGATCTCATGTGCGCGATCATCAAAGTTGAGTAGACGCTTGATGTAACCAAACTCCTCGCGGATCTTTTTCTTTACACCAGCACCAAGTTCTAGATTCTCTAGATTGATATCTACACAACTATCGTTGTTATCGTTAACAACGAATTCGTTTACTACTTCATCAACAGCACTGTCAACTTCTGGATGTAGTGCCATGTCACGATAGCGGCGAATGAGTTCAAACTCATCGCGACCATTGTTATCAAGATCTACATAAGTACCAAAATAGCCCCCTGCAGCAACTGCAACGGGCTCGTCAGCAGAAGGAGGGACAGGGGACGCACCCTTCTTTCCCTCCTTTCTGTTAATTTGAAAACCAAATAACTGACTCATTACTAAAAACTAAAATGACTCGTAAGTCTATTTAGTCGATCAAGGAATAGCGATTCCGCCTTCCGCTCCACTAGACTCAACGGTCCAGTAGGAGTATTGGAATTCAACTGAGAATTCCTCGATCTGATCATTGCTGTCATAAGCAAGATCAATTTGAGAAACACTAGTTGGGAATGCATACCAGAGTTGATACTTTCTGAGGGTATCGCCATTCTCAGATGCATCTTTAGCAAGTTGAGACACATACAACTGAGCAGTGTACTTACCAGTAGCAGTAGGACTAAATGCTTCTGCAGTGTTACCTTCGTGAGAGTTGATTAAGTTCAACCACTTCTCGAAGTATTGACGAACCTTCATGTCTTTATCGTTGATAAAGGTTGCGGTCCAGTTATCGAATGTTCTGTCTCCAGCAATCTTAACTGTTCTTCCACGGAAAGGAACTTCAATAGTTCCAACGCTGGAAGCAGGAAGTGCTGCTGACTTACATAGAATGTTAGTCAGACCAGTATCGGCACCAACATCGGTGGGGAAGTTAATCTCCACCTCGAACATATTTGGTCTTACGCCAGACGCTACCTTCTGTAGGAAACCTTCGACGTTACTTGAAATTGCCATTTGTTTTTAACCTCTTAGAGCTTATTTATTGTAACGATGTTATAATCAGCGTCCGACTACTTCTTGGAAGGAAACGCCAGTTCTAGTTGCTGTAAATGTTACAGTAACATAGTTGATAGAGCGTGTTGGTTTCAAGAATAGTTCAGCAACAAATTCGTTGCGATCAATGACATCAGGAGTGTTGTTGGAAGTATCGCAGACAACCAGATAATCCTGGAGTCCTTGTCTTGCCTGAACTTCACTCAGATATGCATTAACTGCAGAGGAGAAGTTGGAACGAGTCAGGTCATCATTGAGTTCAAATAGAACTCCCTTAGCAAGTCCTTCAACTCTCTTCTCAATGTTGAGGAAGAGGCGACGAACATTGATTCTGTCGAATGCGGATGGAGATGCAAGTGCAGTCTTGTCACCGTAAAGAACGATGCCACTGCCGCTAACAGAAACAATTGGATTGATTCTTGCACTATAGAGTTCGTCTCTGTCTGCCTTAGTTGGAGAATAAGCAAGCTTCACAGCGTTGCGAATACCACCTCTGGACAAACCAGCAGGAGAGAACCAATCATCTAGGGCAGTAGAGGTAGATACGCATAGACCAGCAACATCACCGTTGCAAGGAATGTAGCGATACTTGTCATTGAAGCGGTCATACATGTACTTGTAACCACTATCAAATACTGCATAAGAAGTAGAAGTCATACCAGCAAAGAATGCTAGAGTCTTCTCTTTCTGCTGTACTTTGTTTAGAGCACCAGCACTACCGATTTGGTTTCCTCTGAAAGGAGAAACGAAAGCAATGGAGTCTCTGCGACCTGCAGCAATTGCAATTGCCTTGAGTGCCTTGACTTTAGTGTCATCTTCGTCAGCACCAGATCCACCCATTAGGATGAAGTCAGCACGGACATTCTCAACATCAGCGAACTCGTCGTATGCAGCAGAAATTTCACCAGCAGTGTATGCGTAGTCGTCAGTACCACCAGATAGACTTGTTTCCAAAGCACCACCAAGTGCCATAGCACCGTTAGTAGAATCAGATCCAGAGTACCAACCAGCACCAGTAGTTAGAGGAGTTAGTCCTGCACCATGGAAGACATACTCAGACTGCTCATTTAGAACAGACTTGAAGTAAGCGTTAGCACCTTCAGAAGTTTTTGCGTCAGACAACTTAGAAAGATAAGTTAGACGCTCTACGACTGTGAAAGCAGCACCGCTAACAGCGCCAGTCATATCGATAACTGCCACATGAACTTCGTCTTTGCTGATGTTATTAGCAGCAGCGAAACCAGATGTTCCAGGACGAGGACCGATAGCGGATAGTTTCAATCCAGTACCAGCAATTTCGGTGTTTGTATACCAGTCAGAAACTGCAGAAATTGCAATCTGAGTGTCAGTAACAGAAGCAACATCGAAGGTTGCGTCAGCACCGCCACCAGAAACGGTTACAGTATCACCAACTAGGTATCCAGTACCACCAGCAACGATTGTTACTCCAGTAACTGCACCCTCTACAGTGTCAACAGTAAATGTTGCACCGCTGTTACCACCAGCAATAGAGACTGTATCTCCGACTGTGTATCCAGTTCCAGGTGAGTTGAGTACGACAGATGTGACAACACCAGTTGTAACAACAACATCAACTGTCAAACCAGAACCAGTACCACCTGTGGTAGCGATGTTAGCACCCGTTGCATAAGATGCACCGCCAGATGCTAGTGTAATTGTTTGAGGAACACCAACTGCAACTGCAACATCAACAGTTAGACCAGATCCAGAACCACCAGTGGTAGCAGCAGCGGATGCTGCTTGGTATCCAGTACCACCGACTAGAGTCGTGGTGCTTGCTGCGATACCAGTGTCAGGAATGTCTAGTTGATCAGCGGTTGTGAGTCTAGTTGTACCATCGAGAGCAACTGCAGCGGTTAGAGTAGCAGCGTCATAGCTGAGAACTCTACCAGTTGCACCACCAACGAATGTCAGTTGACTATCAACTGCAATACCAGCAGGAGCAGCACCGAAGGTGACATACTGATCAGCACCAGCGTCAACTACAACAACCTTCAGAGCAGAACCCCATGTGCCTGCAGAGCGTCCTACAAACTTTTTAGATGTGCCTGTGCCGCCTTCCCAATCTGCCTCGTTTCTGACTAGGACACCAGCCCCATCATCAGTTGCGTTTAGAGCACCTGTCTCTGCTCTAACGACAGCGAGTTGACCGCCATATCCTAGGAACTCAGATGCAACAAACCAATCTTCTGCGTTAGCATCAGAAGGCTTACCGAATACTGTGAGTAGATCCTTTTGGGAAGCGATGTTTACAACTTCACCAATTGGTCCTTTCTGGAATGTGGAGGCGAATGCACCAGTAATACTAGATGTATTGACAATTACTGCATTCGACAGGTCTCGTTCTCTTAGAACAACACCAGGCGAGATTTGACTTGCCATGTTTAGACTCCTATTGAATGTCCAATTAATCTAAAAATATTTATGAATAGGAGTATTTTCAGAGGGGAAACAATGCATGAACATACTACCAGTCAGGATACTCCCACTTTGCAGTGTCAGACTTTCTCTTACTTAAAATTCTTTTCTTAGTACACTCCTTACATTCATATGAATATGCAGATCGCATATTCTTTTTATGTTTACGAATCAAATAATAGTCTGTAAGGAGATCTTTGGTTTTCCCACATGTCCTACATTTTCTCTCTGTAAAAAGAAGGTGTTCCAGACTGAACTGATCCCCAATATCCATCAGTAGTTCCACATATAGGATACTTCTTCCTGAGTTGTGCCGTACCACACAGTTCCGTCGTCATCCACGAAGGTATCGTCACCCAAGCCGTCATCAACAAACCCAAAAGGAGCCATATCTTGTTCAATTTGATTTCTTTGTTCTTCATAAATTCTCCTACGGATGTCCTGGTCGGTCATCTCTTTAAAGTATTCTTGCATGACTAACCATGCAAATAATACCATGCACATAACTAAGTCATCATGGTATCCTTCGTCTGCTTCCCACGCTTGTTTCTTCTGCACAAATGTAGTTAGCTCTTGGAAGATCTGGAAGTCATTGAATAGTAACTTGTCTTCTTCAACGATTGCTTTCAAGTTAGCACAACCAATCTTCTTGACGGTCACACTCATCTTAACACCTAATTGTGTTTTGTTTCCTGAGAATCCTTGTCCGACGACTTGTCCTGCCCTACCGCGCATAGCGCACATAAGAACATTAGGATATTCCAAATCGTAGTTAAGAGTAGCAGCAATACTATCGCCAATGTCGTTTACCTCTACTAGGATGTATGGCATGTTATACTGCTTGGCAACCTTGAAGATTACCGAGGGAAACATGACAGGTTTGATTTCATTATCTCTGAACTTCGCAACGATTTTATACGGAACAGTGGTAATGTCAAACACGACGAAAGCACTGTAGTCACCACCGATACCTCTGGCAACATCAACAGTAATAATATATTCGTTACCCTCTTGTGCTCTTTCGTAGATATCAAGTCCTGCATTGCTAGCTATTGGATCGTGGAACGGTATAGTCTGTAGTTTCGATGGACTGATTAATGTGTCAGCAGAACCAAGGAAGTCACACTCAAATTCCTGTGCGAACTGTCTTGGTGATGTGTTTTTAATTGTTTCTTCTTTCCACTTGGCATCCCTTCCAGGGACCTGCGACCAGTGTACTTCGTTTGTGATATAATCATTCTTGTTTCTTCTAGCATCCTCCCACATTTTGTAGAAGTGATTCATGCCATTAGGCGTGGAGATGATTATGACTTTCGTTGATTTACCAGACGTAATAGTAGGATAAACAGAGGCAAAGAATTGCTCTGCAACATGGTTTGGAACGAACGCAAATTCATCGAGGAAGAGGATATTGAACGACATGCCTCGGACAGCACTTGCAGATGTAGAAGCAGCCAGAATTTTTGATCCGTTTTCAAGTTCGACATTACCTTTATTCCATACAAGGATACCATGCTGCATCCACTTGGGCAAGTTCTCGTATGCTAACTGTAACCTACCCAGTAGTTCCCTGGCGGTAGAAGCCTTGTTAGCAAGAATACCAATGTTAACACTATCGTAAAAGATAGCATAGTAAAGCAGGTAAGCAACCACAGTGGTTGACTTACCAGTCTGTCTAGGAAGTTTTGCAATGTTAAATCTGTTGTTATGAAAGTCACGAAGGATCTCTTTCTGGAAATCATACATGTCAAAAGGTACAAGACCTTCATCCAGAGAGATGATCTTAATATAATTCATAGCAAAATAGATTGGATCATTTTTACATTTGATCCATTCATCAATTTGCTTTTTTGTAAAATTAATTGAGGTTCCCGCTTTCTTTAGATTCGGGTTCCCCAAGTAAACATCATTACTAGACACAATATAATACTAGTTCCACACTAGTATTTAGAGGTCACCAAATTTGTCTCTAAAATCTTCCATCGATTTTTTCTTTTCACTAATCATGCCGTCGATGTATCCAGCACGATATTCCCAGGTCTGACCACCTTGCTTTCCTTTCATAGGATTGATACATTGGTGGTTGCCTAACTTATTGCAAACAAGTCCTGCTAAGTCAAGTTCGCTAGAGTCTCCTGTGTTACCTGTGCCACGCCAGACATGCTGTCCGTTGATCCAGGTTGCACCGCACTTCTCGCATTCTTTCCGATCCAGTTTAAGATCAGAAAGCTGTCGGTCATCGGTCATCTTTCTTGAGCTCCTTAATGAGTTTGTTGTATTCTGGTAGGTCTTTAAGTAATTGTTGTTCTAACTTACGACGCATGAGATACATCCTAAAACGAACCCACCCATAACGCAAGTGTAGATCTGCATAAGCGAACAGTCGCATGGTATTTTCGTAACCACCATATGCAAATAAGCAAAGGATGATGATCGTTACGAGGTACAATCCAAGCATATGTATTACTCAGCTACAATCTATTATAGGAGTATGTAGTTGAAAATTGTGTAACAATGAGCTACGATTTATGTATTGTGTCTTCATCATCATATGTGAGTATCATATAGATGACATAACTAACGCACCCCAGTAGAAGGAGGATCGATATTATCACACTCCACACTGGATCGTTCGTGTTCTCCAGGGGTCTCAGTATGAGGTTCATGTTTACTAAAAGGTTCCCAGTGTTCCCAACCATATTTATGGACAAGGTGCATACCAATGATGGGAACGAATACAAGAAAGAACCCCATGACGCCGAGGCACCAGGGGGTCTGCATTACTGATCTGACAAACAGTTGAACATGTGTCATGCTGGGTAATCCCAATCTGTGATAAAGTTTACTTTGTGTGTCGGTCCCCAACCACCCATATAGATGTAAGGAACAGTACGAATGGGACAACTGTCACCAGTACAGAGAAGGTCATCAACGATTCTCCAGGATTCCATAACTTCGTCAGCGTGGACAAAATGTGACTGGTCTCCATTGATAGCATCGTAAAGAAGTTTTTCGTAACCATCAATTGCTCTATCTTGTGGGTAGTCGTGTGTTAGAGTTGCTTCCTCCAGATCATCATTCAGACCAGGAGACTTAATATCCATACGGATATCAAGGTGGGGGTTGGGTTGAAGACGCATGACAATACGGTCATTAGTCTCACCCTCATATAATTTGAGTGGTGGTGCTTTTAGTTTGATGACTACTTCAACGCATTGATATGGTAATTTCTTACCAGTCATGACGTTAAAAGGAACTCCCTGCCAACGCCAGTTATCGACGAATAGAGACCCAGCAAAATAGGTAGGAGTACGACTGTTAGAATCAACGCCCTCTTCATTACGGTAGCCATCATACTGTCCGAGAATTAAATTTGTACCTAGTCTAGTGGCGGCAAGCACCTTTGTCTTCTCACGTCTTACTTCCCTAGCATTCATCTTGCTAGGTGGTTCCATTGCTACGAGAGCAAGGACTTGTAAGATATGATTCTGTAGCATGTCACGGACTGCACCAGCAGTCTCATAGTATTGAGAGCGACCTTCACATCCAATAGTCTCTGATGCAAAGATCTGAACCTCATCTATGTACTCGCGATTCCAAAGTGGTTCCAGCAGAATATTACTAAACCTAGTAGCAAGTATGTTATTAACAGTATCTTTGCCAAGATAATGGTCAATGCGATATACTTGTTTCTCGCGTAGATGTCGCTCCACCACAGACTGTAGACTATCAGCAGATTGATAATCGGTCCCAAAAGGTTTCTCAATAACAACTCTGGTGTGGTTTGGGTCATCGAGCTTACCCGCCTCTTTAAGATTGATAATTGCGTTAGCATACCTTTCGGGAGGAACAGATAAGAAGTAAGTATTATCGTGAAGGTAATCAGGAAGGTGGCGCAGAGTATCAACATTGTCCAAGTCCGCTGAGATGTAATCTAGATGATGTAGAAATTCATCAGGATAATAACCAAGAGATTCTTTCCATTGTGCTGCAGTTGGTTGTCTTCTAGCACAACCAGTAATAACAAAATTATCTGGCAGAAGATCTTTCAACCAGAGTTTGTAGAGTGCGGGAATTAGTTTCTTCTTGCATAGGTCTCCCGTTGCTCCGAAGATAACAATGCCCCTAGTGAGCGGTTCCATTTCCTGTGTAGTCGTCCGAGTCATAATAGTTATTTTCGCCTTTATATCTTCCAAATGCGATGGTGGAACATACAAAGATCGGTGCAAGCCATAGAATGAATTCACCTAACATCATGTCCTCCGAACATCGCTCTCATACCATTTAGGACTTTATTTGCGAAGCGTCCGAGTCGTCGCGACTCGAATCTGGAGTATAGAGCAGAAGAAATAACAGGGGCTGGAACACCGAGATCCACAGCAGCGTGGACAGTCCAACGACCTTCACCACTGTCTGATACTCCCCCATCGTATCCGCTAAGCTCGTTATCGCGGCGTAGTACATCAGCGGTAAGGTCAAGTAACCAACTGCCAACAACGCTACCACGACGCCAAAGCTCAGCCACTTCAGCAACATCAATGTCATAGCAATAATCTTCTGGGTTGTCCATTGGAGCAACCTCAGCATCTCCTTCCTTGACATATTTCGCACCCGCATTTCCTTCGTGTAGAATATTAAATCCTTCGGCATATGCTTGCATAATACCATACTCGATGCCGTTATGGACCATCTTTGTAAAGTGACCTGCACCTGCTGGTCCACAGTGTAACCAACCGTGCTCTGCTGATGTGAAATGACTTAGAGGATCGGTACGTTCGGCAGCGGCAACTCCTGGTGCGAGTGCCCTAAAGATAGGAGCGCAGACGGATACTGCAGTATTTGCACCACCAACCATAAGACAGTATCCACGGTCCAAGCCGTAAACACCACCACTAGTGCCGCAGTCAAGATACTGGATGCCCAGTTTTTCCAAGCGTTGTGCCCTGCGGCGGGTATCCTTAAAATTACTATTGCCATGATCAATAATAATATCTCCTTCACTACAAAAAGATAGTAGCTCATTGATTGTATCCTCTACTGTTTCTGCTGGCACCACCATCATGAAGATGCCAGGTTGATATTTGCCTGAGTCTGTAGTTTTAACTACTTGAACAAGGCTTTCCAAAGTATCTGCAGCTGAAGTAATATACCCACTTTCTGCTGCCTGCTTTGCTTTTTCATAATTTCTACGATAACCTACTGTCTCAATACCAGTCTTCATCATGCGACGAGACATGCCCTCGCCCATTCTTCCGAGACCAATGATACCTACTTTCATCCTTTTACCTCATTTTGGAAATATTCTGGGAGTGGACATCCCTTGAAATCATTTATTTCATCTACTGCCAAGACAAACATAGTACAGAAACCTAGACAGAAAGCGAAAAGCATCTGGGGAAAGTTGTAGTTTCCCATGTGAGCAGTAGGATCTGGTTCATCATCATGTGGATGAATGTGTTTAGCGATCCGTTCTACTTCTTTCTTCCGCTCTTCCTCGGTTTTCTTTTTCATTTGTCTTTTAGCAATTTTTCAATTTGCTTTCGGGTATCTTGGAGTTTCTTCCTTTCTCTTTCAGAGTGTCTATACCCAAACCTACCGTGTATAATTGCATGTCCTTGACAGAATAAAGATACTCCGACAAAGAATACAACTACAACTAGTATCCATTGCAGTATTATAACTGAATCTGTAGCCATGGTAGTAGCGGTGGTATCACTCCGATAAGTCGAAGCAGACCCTCAGCAAAAAGTGCAAGAACAACCCAGCCAACAAGCATTGAAATAATCCCAGCATTACGATTATGCTTTCGTATTGCATCATCAATCATCTCCTGTACTTCTTCTTTAGTTGTATGTTGTGGCGGTTCAACCTTCTGACCGCGCCACCACCATTCTTTAGACATTAATAATCTCCATTGCTTTTAGTAATTCATTACTATGTGATAGTTCATCATTCAAGATCTCAAGGATCTTGTCATCAGGACCGTTAAGTGCTAAGTATTTTGCATATGTTTCTGCTGCATGAATTTCTACTTCATACGACAGATGGTATGCAGACTTAGGAGCCAACCAGTAATAAACCACATTGACCCAATAATAGATAAGGACGAGGTGTTTGGCAACAAAGCGATCGATAAAATAAGCATTACCGCCCCTGCTTTCCATATATTCCAGATGTTCAGTTTCATTAATACTTTGGTCGAAGTGTTCTTTCATTAGATAAAGGTGTTCGGGTCCGCGAAGACCCATACTCTCTCGGAAATGTAAGACACTTAGAAACGCAAAGTAGGGTGCCCGAGCAATTTCCTCAAGCACCCAGAATCTCTGGTAGTCCCTCCCTCTATAAAGGAAGTCTAGTATCGCAACAGTGATGTTTAAAACAACAGTGTTGAATTTTTTCATTCTACATGTACTGTGCCGATCATGCCCGCACCTTTGTGAGGACCACACCAGTATTCGTAGTCGCCAACATCAGTAAATGTAATGTCCTGGGATTCACCAGGAGAGAACATCAATGATTCTCTGGATAGATCAGGGCGACCCTCCACAATAATATTGTGTGGTGGCAGCATGTTGTTTTCAAAATGGACCGTATCACCTGCAGAGATAGTAATCTCCGCTGGATCAAAAACTAGGTTCCCGTTAGAACCCATGATTACATCTACAGCCCATGCTGGAGATGCAAGAAATAGTGTAGCTAAAAATGCGAAAATAAACTTCATTCGTAATCAACCGAATATTGTTCTTGATATACCCTGAGTTTATTAATTAAATCATCATATTGATCCCACATGTATTCGGAACCTGTCTTCTCTTGGTAGAGTTTACAGGCTTCGATAAGGCGGAAAAGGTCTGCGTCGTTAAGTCGCATCGTCACTTCAAAACTCATAATTAATTATAGGTATGTCAAACAGTTTTCGCAAATTTTAATAATATTTTAAGAAGTTTGTCAGCAATTCCAAGCACGAAGAGACTTATTGATTCTGCTGTCTTTATCATTAGCAGTTTTCTTAGAAGTCAACTTCTTTTTCATGCCTTTCATTCTCGCACAAAAGCTCGCTCTACGAGGGTTCCCAACTTTCTTTGAAGGTCTCTTAAGATCGCTTCCTGGATTTTCTTTCTCGTAGGACTTTCTTCCTTTTTCATTCAAACCACCTGATTTATTCTTTCCTTCCTTGCGAGTCCATGCTGCTTCCGCAAGTTCTTTAAATTCTTTATAATTTTTCATCGCTTGCCGCCTCCCATCTCTTTGAGCATTTTTTGTAACTCAGTCGTGCTACCGACAAACATTGCATTGTTAGTGACAGAAGATGGACCCTTCTTTGCTTCAGCATCAAGATCCTTCATCTTCTTATGTAGGTCCTGAAGCTTCTCTGTCATATCAGCGACATGCTTCATTGCCGCCACAGCGACTTCATACGCTCTTGGGTGCCCTGACTCCTGAGCAACCTCTAAGGCACCTCTGACCGCCTCCTGACCCTGATCTATGAGTGAGTATAGTTCACCCCTAGTATACTCGTAATCTTTTGTCCTGTCATCCTTGTCAGTTTTGGGAGGAACAGGTTTGATTGGTTTACTTTCCTCAACAACTTCAGTATCAATGTTGAGAATGTCTTCCATATTTTCTTCTAGACTACTCATAATACCTCAAACCCTTCATTGAATCCAAAGTCGTCTGTGCTGACAACTAGTGCATCATCTGCTGCATCGATGACACCATCCTGATTCTTATCCTCCAATGCTTTTGGTGAGTAAGATAGTTCTGCTTGTCTCTTGCTGACATTCTTATCACCAAGAGTCTCAATAATTCTCGCCTTACGAATAACCTCTGCCTTGCTGTAAGGACCGTAGATGTAAGACTTAACTGTGAAACTGAGTGTCCATACAATACTTCTTCTGTCTAGGAAACTGTCATCCCAGTCATCTTCATAGTTTACATTGTTGAGTTGCACTGCAATGTCACGCTTTTCATCCATATCTGGAATGAAATTAACCGTGACATTAAATGCTGGTTGAAAGTATGGAAGAATCTGTTCTAAAATTTGTAGTCCATCATCACTAGACTTTGCAATGATACCTAACTCAAAAGTTAGATCATAGGGTACTGGTACATATTGTACTCTGATTTCACTAGCATCATCTTCTGCTGGTTTAGATGCTCTAGTTTTTTGTATAGAACTTGTCTTCCTATTTGAATCATAGGATACATCTACCAACTCAAAGTAGAGTCTTGGTAGTGTAATAGCAACCTTTCTTGTGGTTGGGTTTTCTTCCAGTCTGGTTAGGAACTTCTGCTTCGGTCCATATGCCAGTGGAACCTTCGTAGACTCAATGACAGTGTTGTCTTCGGGATTTTTCTTACGAAGTTCTATGTTATTAAAAAGTGTTCCGAAAGCAATTACAGTCTTACGAATTGCCTCGTTATAAAAATGTGGTCCCAACATCAGAAGTCACCTGTTGTAAAATTACCAAACTCACCAAATGGATTGATTTCACCCCAATCAATTAGATCGTCAGCTTCATCTTCGATTTCTCTGTTCTGTGCATATCCTTCATTTTCCATCGATAAATTATCGACAGTTGTGATTGCTCTAGCAGTACCAGATTCGCCGCCAGTTAATGTCTCCCCAGTAACAAAGTTACCAGTCCTATTTATTAGGGTCAGTACATCAGTATCACGATCCCAGAAGGAAACCTCTGCAGTGACACCAGATGTAGAACCAGTGACAGTCTCACTTAGATGGTAATCTCCAGTTCCTGCGGTATCCATCTGCAACTCAATCGAGATAGATTGCTCTTCCTCAATTGTATCGATGGTTGGAATACCAGTTTCAAATGTATCACTACCAACCTCGTAGATTTCTGCAGTCATCTGATAGATGTATGTCTGACCTAGTTGATAGAATGGTGCTTCTCTTTCTACAAATTTAATTTCGTACAGGTCCTGAGTCAGTGGATAGTAGATCAGATCACCTTCATTAGGTCTGCCATCAACAGTAGTGATGTCAGCAAACTCTTGGAATACATGACTCCATCTATTTTTAGAAACCACAAAAGTGATTTCATCTGTGATACGAAGACCAAACTTACTTACAAATTCTGATGGAGATCCAAATCCTTCAACATTTACTAGAAGCATCTCAATCATATACTGAGTCTTGAACTCAGAATATAAAATGTCATCTAGAGTTTTGTCCATGATCATCTTCCTTGGAAGATAATACACATCCGTACCGAACAGTTTTATCTGTTCGTCTACTAGGTTTTGGATGAGCGACTGCTCAGATCCAATACCACCATGCTGAGGAAAATAGATACTTTTCATCCGATCATATCTAGTGGGGGCAGTTCGTATGTGCTAGCAGATGCTGCCATCATTTCTGCTATCTCTGTGATTGCATCTTGATACAACTCTCTACCGTTTAAGGATACTCCACCAGGAAGAGTTACTCCATTAAACTTGATTAAGTTTTGTCCCCACTGCTTCTTAATTAGAGAAGTAGCGTACTTTTTTACAAATGGATCGTTATAAGTCTGAACAAACGAGTCAGGGTCTAGAGCTCTATAACAATCAATGATCAAATAGTTATCTGGATTGATCATCGATTCATCTACATCAAGATATAATCTATCTTGACGCTGATTAAATCTATACTCAATGAAAGATCCATTGTTGAGAACCATATCCATGGTCTCTAGATATTGTTTGATCATAAAATAGTTGAGAATATCAAGTGATCCAAACGCATATAGATCGTTTAGAAAAATTTGATACTCTAGTCCAAATAGATTGTTACGGATAGTATTACTATTCAGACCAAATACTTTTGAGATTCCAACAACATGTGGAGGAATATCAAGATAGTTATCAGTTCTTTCCCAGTCTGTACTGTTGATAGTATCAGTCTGAGTCTGTGGAGTTGCAAACTTTGTCTTATCAGCATCAGTAAATTGATGCTTCAAGTACATTCTTTCGACACCATCAAAGTGACGCTCTCTATAGTATTGGAGAGCGTCATCAATAGCGTCATCAATCTGGTCATCATCTACATTGATTTCAAGAACTGGTGCGCCAAGTTGTCTGAGGCAGTAGTCCCTGAGTTCTGATCGACTGGCTGGTTGTGCCATTACTGCCTCCTATTATGCCTGTGCTTCTGCCCAACGCAAGTTAACCGTAGCGTTGAATGGGTTACCTGATGTAGCATATACAGTGATTGCTAGAACATCGGGACCATTCGGGAATGTACCTCTACCACCAATTGGAGTGTTGGTAAGTTCCTTCAGTTCAGAAAGATCAATTGTATCTCTGGATCCAGGAGATGCCACGAAGGAGAAGACTCTCTCACCAGGCTGAGCGTATGGTGGAGTTTCAAACACATAAGTAGAACCTCCAGCTGTACCTGCACGAGTACGCTGAGTGAAGTAGATTCTAACTTCAGAACTAGTGTAGTATCTAATGTTAGTAACCGTGGTTCCTCCAGGTAGGTTAGGTCCAGTCACCTGCATACCTACGCCGACGCCGTTGACAGCAGATCTCTGGAAGATAACCCAGTTAGCGTAGTAGTTCTGGGTTCGTGAGTTGGTAGCAGAGATGGTAGAACCACCACCTGACCAGTTTGTTGTTGCACCAGATGCAATCTGTGCAAACGATGGTTGTCCACCAGATCCAGATGTATTCAAACCAAACCATTCAATGTCTGCTGGGTTGGTTGGATAGTTGATTGGGTTGAGAATACCCTCAACAACAACACCCTGAGAACTTGTACCACCCTGAGTCGTGATCTCACAGTTCTTAAGTAGCAACTGTGCTCTGTTGATCAGTTCTCTCTCACCCAAATCACCAGTCAATGCGTTAGAAACACTAGGTGATAGTCTGATGAGGAACAGAGTTTCTTTAACCGTAGAGATCTCAACCTCAGTCGCCTGATAGTTGAACAAGTATCCACGGTCAGAGTCAAATCCACCATCAGTTAGGAATGCAGAACCCCAGTGGTTGATCTGTGGAGTTGCTGTATTAGATAGTAGAATGACACCCGAGTTCTTAGAGTGTTGTGTTGGAGCGCCTGCAGTGTATGTTCTGTTTGCACCTGCAACATAGTTGGTCAAGTTAGCATTTCTAGTTAGACCTAGAAGTCTATTTGTTGTATTATTCTTAGTAGAATATCTAATCAACTCGTTACCAACATAGACAACACCTGTTGGTGGGAAGAGAGACACATCACCAACATCTAGATGTTCGACTGATACATCATCAATTTGTTGTGTCAGGAAGGACTTAGGACCTTCGTTGATAACTTCATAACGGACGGGTAGGTTACCTGAACGCATGAATGCTTCACGGTTTCTGTTGTTGTTCTTAAGTCTGTGACAGAAGACAAAGTTACCAGATGGACCTCTGAACATCCAGTCAATGAAACCAGCACCATACCAGGAATACTGGAATCCGATCATCTGCATCTTATTGATCTCGATGTTGTAACCAGACTTACCAGTTCCATCACACTTGTCAATGTTCCACTGTGTCTGTGGAATGATGATGTCTTTAGTTAGAGCACACTTAGTATTGTTAACTGCAACAACTCCTCTGAAGTCAGGGTTGACTGTCATCAAGGTGTCAGTTTGAATTGATGTGACCACATGGGTCATACCTCTGATGACAATTCTGTCACCAACAACCAACTGTTCAGTAAATTTACTGTTAACACCTGTAATTGCGTTGCTATCAGGAGTAGCAGAAACTGTACCAGCAATCTGGAATGTAGAAGATCTCAAACCAACTGCAAGGTTGGTTCCGTCATACTGGAAGAAGATTCCGTTCTGGTCATCAAAAGCACCAGATCTAACAGTAGCACCTTTCCATTGATAAAGAGCAAGCTGTGGTTGTTCACCAAATGTTGGAGTTGTACTACCAAGAGTTTCTACTGCAAGGACAGTGAAGGTGATTTCATCAACAATAGATGCAACAATATAGTGGTTGTTATATCCAACAGTGTTGATACCATCAAGTGCAATTTCTGCACCGACCTGTAGACCATGGTCAACATCATCTGTGGTAACAGTAATGATACTACCAACAGCAATACCATTAGCGGTAACTTGTCTTAGGTCATATGAAGGAGCGAACAGAGCACCAGTGGTATACATGATACCTTTACCTGACTGGTATCTAATGTACTTCTTAGACTGACGAATTGCCTGAGCACTGTGTGATGGTGAACCCGTTCCTAGTTGAACACCACCATCAAATGGTCTGTGAGTGTAGAAGCAATCTGGTCTTGCATAGATGGATCCAGCAAGAGTAGGAGATGTGGAAACAGTTCCTGTAGATCTAACTGTGTATATAAACTCATCTGGTGCAGGAACTTCTTCGACAAAGAATGGTCCTGCTGCTAGATCATGTCCAGTACCAATAGATGTGATCGCTGTTAGAATTGTATTACCTGGAACTAGTCCGTGGTTATTAGGGAACTGAGCTCTGATTCTAGCAATTGCTGCGTAAACAATAGTTGCTCCGTTTGCAATATTGCCAGTTGTTGGAGCAGAGATAGCAACAGATGGATAGAATGCAATAGAGTCTCCAGAAACTGGAGTACCAGTTGCGCTAACAGCAAGGATAGCACCATTAGTAAAGTCAACATCAGTGACTGTAATGGTCATATCGTTGGCAGGAGAAGTACCACCAAGTTGCTCACCACCGATTGTAAATTGATATCCAATTTGATAACCAGTACCTGCATTATCAATGTCAGGATTGTAAGCACCACCAGTAATTCTGGGGAAGAATGTAGCGTTGAAAGCAGTGCTGGTTGGTGTTAGTGAATCGAAAGTTGCATCACCAGATGCTGCAGTACCACCAAGAGTGAAAGCAGTAATAGATCCAGATGCATCAACAGATGTAACTGTGATTGTTAGGTCATGCTCAATATTGTTACCACCAAGATCACCACCATTTAGTGTGATAGTATCGTTAGGAGCATATCCAGAACCTGGGTTTCCAATAGTTGCAGAATATGTTGGTGATGTAGTTGTATTTTCGTTTGGAATAAAGTTGGTATGTGTGAGTGTCTGCGAATCTGCTGTAGATGCATCACCCTCAAATGTAGAAACTGCAACAGTGAATGCAGAACCAGGACTAATAGCTGTAATTCTTACTTTACCCTCACCACCTGCCTCAGCAAATACATATGCAGATCCTGTGGATAGATCATTGATAGCAGCAATTAGACCGTTTCTGATCTCATTAAGACCATCATTTGCAACAGCAGTAACAGAGAAGTTCTCAAGTGTACTAGAATTTGTGTCTGTGATATCAACATTGAATACATCACCGACCTCAACAGATCCACCAACTTCAATCTCATCGACTTGAGCAGTCTTGATACCGCTACCAGTTCTTTGTACACCGAAGGATGCGTTAATACCAGTTCCAGATGTGGTTCCAGTAACATTCAAATAGTCTTGGTTAGAAGGAATACCTTGACCAATAGCCTTGAATGTGTCAATACCACCAGAAGCAGTAACACCAGTAAGAATCAACTCAAGATCATTTGCTGGAGAGATACCACCAAGTTGGTTACCATAGATAACAACTCGCTCACCTACTTGATAGAGAGCACCAGCATTAGGGTTGTTGCTGCTTGCAGTACCAGTAGCACTGATACCAGTAATACCACCATTTGCATCAACACTGTTAATTGTGATGCTAATATCATGAGTGGTGTCATCACCACCTAATAAAGAACCATAGATGACAATAGTTTCTGTTGCAGAATAATCACTACCAATGTTTGATACAAATACATTTGTATATTGTCCAGTAGCAGCATTCTTTTCAATATTGAATGTTGCATTAGTACCAAGACCAGCATAGCTACTTACCGCTACTTCATAGAAGAATGTAGTTGGGTTAATTACCACATTCTCATATGCTCCTGCATTTCTTTCGAGAGTAATAAATGCACCAGAACCCAAACCAAAGTTGACTGGTGTTGGGGAAGTTGCAGATGAGATAAAGCTGTTACCAGTTCTATCTGCTTGATAAGGAGAAGATAGAGAAATAGTATTTTCTTCGATATTGGTAACGAAAATTGCGTTACCAGTACCATCATCTAGTGCAGAACCAACTTCCAGATCAGTCGTTTCGTTTAATGTGATCTGAGACGCTGGTGCTGTGAAACTAGTTGTAATCGCAATGGTTGTATCAGTATCAACATAACCAGTGATCTGTGTACCAGCAGCAATGTTTGTTCCAGAAATAGGAGCACCTGCTGGAGGTGCAGATCCAGGAACTGCAATACCAATTCTATTGACACCAGTGGTGTTAATACCTCTAGTAGTAAATTGACCAGAAGCACCGTTAGATGCAACTGTCAATTGAGGAGAACCTAAAGAAGCACCTGTATAGAATCCTGCTTTTCTAAGTTGAATGAATCCAGAGAACAAAGATGTTGCAGGAGAGGTTCCTACTTTACCCTTTGCGTAGAATTGGAATTGATCTGGTTGTGGGACAGCACTGATAATAAAAGATCCTTCTGCCTTAGCAAAACCAGTGACGCCATCATCCACACCTTTAAGTGTAATAGGATCTCCAACAGCGAATCCATGGTCTAGAAGAGTGTCGATGGTAATAAGGGAAGGACCAACTCCACCAGATCCTTGGGAAGCATCGGTAACAATTGCACTAACTTCTACATCTGCTCCAGGGAATTCAAAGCTAGAAGGGTAACCTCTCATGAGGTCAATAGTTTGCCACTTCGTTGGTTGGATACCATACTCGAAGTCAGCGTCAAGCATGGATAGAGTATTTGATACACGCTGTCTCTCAATAGCGTCTGTACCAAAGTCGTAAGGTCTAGTTCTTACAACTTCATCTTCAACAAAAATCTGAATCTCATCATTGAGATCGAAAGCAGATGTGTCGAATAAGAAAGTAATCGTAGTAACACCATTCGATAAGGTGTTAGCGAATGGGAAGTCTGGGTCAGATCCATCCGTAGTTGCTTGGAATGCTACACTAATTTGATTAGTTGCATCACTAAAGTTGTAAAGAATCTGATTCGCAGTCGCATTACTAATCAGAAGAATCTGATCAGCGTTGACTTTATCCAGAACTTTTAAGGTGCCTAAACCAGATAGTCCTGGTTTGAAAGCATAATCTCTAAGTTGCCTTTTAGCCATTTAAAAAAACCCCGAATCCCTTATGAAAGTGCAATGGACAATGCGGTGATCTGTGCGTCCACGAAACCGCGAGTTGCCGCATCGGTAGGCGCAATCGGTCTACCCATATTTGTTACCCTATTATTTAGAAGATTCAAATCAGACGATACGCCACCAGCAGAAAGGTTGCCAGCTAGAGTTGCATTACCTGCAGAGTCTACAGTAAAGTTTCCACCACCAGAAGATAGGGTTCCTCCGATAGCTGCACCACCACCAATGGAAGCACTTCCACTTGTAGTAAAGACACCAGCGTCAGTGAGACTTGCTACAGGTGCAAGAGGATCAGCACCAACACTGAATGTTCCACCAGCGTGAAGACTGGATCCAGTTGTTACAGCACCAGTCAGTGTTGAAGTACCACCAACAGACAAGTCTTGACCAACGGTTACATTTGACTGTAGATCTGAATCACCAACTACAGTAAAGTTACCATTAACAGAGAAGTCTGTCGCGACGACATTGTAATTGAACTTACCGTATATAGCAAAACTTAGTTGGTTAGCGTCTTCGACCCAAATTACGACTTGCTGACCACCAGATGCCTTGATGTTTGTTCTTTGGTAGAATGACCTTGGGTATAATACTGTGTTATAATTCAAATAGTTTGCACTATTTTTTGCTTGACCTACCTCTTGAATTGCAATTCTAAATCTAGATCTACTTGATCCCTGGTTAGAAACAAAGATAGAAAGGTCAACTTCCTCAGTTCCTGGTACAGTATATAATACAGTATCTTTTCTTGCGTCCTGTACTTTGATTGAATTTAAGAATCCAGATGTAACTGGATTGTCAACAATCTCACCGTGTAATAGGAACGATGTATTCTCAGCATCGGTATATACTACAAGTGACTGATTGTTAGCAAAATAAATAAGATCAGTCTCGTAGGTTTCACCCTGGTCGATCACTAGATCATACAGGATGTAGTTACTTGGAGCAAAAGAAGTAAGAGCTCCACTAGATACACCAACACGAACTCTAACGGGAACCGAATTTTGGTGTGAGATAGAGAGTCTACCTTCGACTAACTTGTCGGTAGGGGCTACATGGAGCAGGGTCCTGGTCTTTTTCGCAGGCACGATACTCGCCAGATAACCATAGGTTGCAGCTGGCATAAGTTTAGGGTCTATACTGTCTCTAGTTATTTATAAAGTAGATTGAAATGAAGATTATCACTGGTTGTAATGGATTTATCGGCAAGAAATTTGCCGAACAAGATGAGAAGTATATTGGAATGGAGTATTGGAACTGCTTCCAATTACTAGATAATCTTCCTGTGTGGGATAGAATTACTGAAATCATTCACATGGGAGCTATCTCATCTACTACAGAAACTGACATTGGTAAACTTACTATCTACAATGTAGAGTTTTCCATTCGTCTATTTAAGAAAGCAATTGAACTAGGCATTCCAGTAAAGTATGCATCATCGGCATCTGTGTATGGGAACAGTATTTCTGGGTCGATCAACCCACTGAACTTTTATGCTATCTCAAAAGTTCAACTAGACTACTGGGTTCAGCAACACATGGACATGTTTAGTAAGATTCAAGGATTTAGATTCTTTAATGTCTATGGTGATGGTGAGGAATCAAAAGGTGATCAGCGTAGTCCAGTAAGCAAGTTTACTGAGCAAGCAAAACTTACAGGAAAAATTAAAATCTTTGAAGGATCTGAAACGATGTTCAGAGATTTTGTTTGCGTTGATGATGTTGTTGATATTGTCACCAACAACAAAGCAGGTTCTGGTATCTTTGATCTTGGATCAGGCACTCAGTATTCATTCAGAGACATTGCAGAAATCATTGCAAAAAAATATGGGGCAGAGATCGAAGAGATCCCTTTCCCCAAACACCTAGAAGGTAAGTATCAGTATGACACCAGAACTAACTTATCCTGGAAAGATCATAAGTTTACTACAGTAGAAGAGTATATCAATCGCCTTTGACTACTCTGAAAGAATCAGATTCAAAGTGAGTAGTTGAAAATTCATACATCTCAGTATCTTCAATAGCATACATTTGATGTCTTAGTTCCCTGGGGATTTCAAATTTATCTCCAGGGTTTAATATTACGCTGTCTGCCATAGTCATATCATCTTCAAAACCATAGATGAGATGTAACTTACCAGAGTGAATATAAAAAGTCTCTTCTTTTTTTAGATGGTAGTGCCATGAACATTTCTTTCCTTTATTGAAATACAACAACTTACCGCAGTATTTTTCGTTGTTAACAATCCATTTTTCATAACCCCAACCTTTTGAAACATGTTTCATTGGACTTGAATACCGAACGCCAAACTCATTCTCCATCCTGATTCTGGTGCCTCCGCATTATGTACATAGGTAGAAGGAAAAGCAACGAACTTCCCTTGCTTGTATTTACACGAGTGAATAACATTGTCTCCATCGTATATTAGAGTGTCACCCGAACTGTCAGTAATATAGTATAGCACAGTCCAAAGTGATGTGTCACTCTCATCGTCACAATGCACACCACCACGCTGTCCAGGACACGCAGCATTCAGTGCAATTCTTCTCAATCCTACAAACTCTTTACCAGTTACAGCAGGCAACCATGTGACTACAAAATTGGTTAGGTAATCTACACTGGCAGGGATGTTCTTCTGATGGAACTGCTCGCGCCATCCGTCCCAAAAAAATATTCTTCCAAAAAATGTATCTCCATCTTCGGAAGCTCGGTGCCCGTATGCAACAGGGTATTCATAAAGACTATTGTTGATCCAATCAATAGTAAACGGATCAAGAAGAGCGTCGTTTTCATGTATCAAAGAAATCATTTGCATTCACTCCCTTATCATCAATGTAGTAATCACCAGCTGGTTTGCCCAAATGGAGTTCATGAAACTTGCATCCCCAGAATACTAACTGGTTCCAAGTATCTGTGTAAAATTCTTCTTCTGCTAACTGTCTGTCGTTCTTGTGACGACCCATGCCTCTAGCAGTAAGATAAACAATCTTATGACCTTGGTCATATAATTTATTTATTTGACGAATTCTAGTGACGATAGGAATCGAATCCTCGTACTCATCAGTAGGATCCAACTTCTCACAGATAGTCCCATCAATATCAATCACATAGTTCATGGACTTCCTCCTCTGTAAGAACATGAGTACCTCTCTGCTGAACAGCAAACGCAGCAGCTTTGTTGGCGTATGGAATTGCATACTCCACCTTTCCGAGTCTGAGATAAAAGTAAACCAAACTACTCAGGAAAGTATCTCCAGCACCAGCAACATCAAACACATTGACTTGCTCACCAGGATACATTCTACTTTTATATTCTGCTCCCTTAGATCCTCTAGTAATAATCAGATTAGGATAGTCACCATCTAGTTTATTAGATTCAAACTCATTGAGTTTTAAGTAGCAGTTTTTAGGTAGATTAGTCTTCTTACTATCTATGAATGTAGGTCCATCAAACCAATCTGTCAACTCAAACAACTTCTCTTCTGTCAGGAATCCCTTATTGTAATCAGAGATTATTAGAGCATCAAATTTTTCTTCTGGTAAATCATACTTGAACTCTGATACCTGATCATTTTGATCACATCTCATGATCTGTTGATTTGATCTAACATCAACATACCTAGTTTTAACTGGTTGTTCCATGCTAGTCATCAGGTATACTTCAACACCAAAAGACTGTAGATTGTTTTTAACATTCCACGCCATACCCTCGCTGTATGTTTTATGTGTTTCAACTAGAACTGGAACTGGTGCCTCAGGACTCAACCTAGAGCACTTACCATAAACATAAACATCCTTACAGGTGTCACCTATAAGTAATACCTTGAATTGTTTGTGTTGTGGAATAATCTCCGAGTCTATCGAAAAACCGAACTGATTTGGCATACTGTGAACCTACTACTTCTTTTCCTTTCCAGTCGGAACCTACGACCATTATATCAGGTGAGATGGAATAGAGCAATTCTTCTAACTCCTGTCTAGTGTCAAAGACATGCACTACATCCACATACCGAATTGACTTGAGCATCAATGCTCTATCATACTGCGAAAAAATAGGTCTCTCAGGACCCTTCATCTGTGCTACCTTCTCATCAGAGTCGATAGCAACAATCAGGTAATCTCCAAGAGACCGTGCAAATTTTAAAAGTTCAATGTGTCCTGGATGTAAAACATCAAAGCAACCATTAACAAAAGAAATCTTCACTTCTTTCCCCAGTGTTTCTGATATGGGCAACCATGCATTTGGTTTGGATGTTGTGCTGCTTTTAGATGAGGAGCATCAATATCCATACAAACAAACGCTGTGAAAACATGCTTACCATTACTAATTGGTTTGTTTCCTTTGTGTGGATATAATTGATTACATGGGAACATCAGCAACTTACCCATTTCTGGTTTTACTTTATAACCCAATTCAACAAATTCTGTCTCACCACCTTCAGCAACATCATCTAGGTATACAATAATTGCATACAGTCTAGACATCAACAAAGGATCCATAGGAGACACATCAATGTGTTCATTGAACCAACCATCATTCTTTACATAACAACGCAAAGAATAATCATAAGAAACAAGAGGGGCACGCCACAATAGTTTGCTTCTCTTATAGTATTCATCAATTGCATCTTTAACTACAACTGAAAGTTGACACCATACATCATTACCTACTTGTGGATGCCACTGAGTTGCTTTCTTATGGGTGTAATCAACATCCCCATCACCGATTCCACCATCATGATGTTTGTTAGTATTGTTCCAAAACTTTTCTACAAAATTTTCACAATCTTCTTCGGGAAGGAATCCTGGTAATTCCAGAATTAAATCAGTTAGTTTCATTGGGGAAATATAATAATTTGTTTTCTTCAGGTAGATATAGATATTCAATCAAACTTTCATTCATAGTATTGAAAGCATCTTCCATAGTTTCTACAATAGTATCACCAGCAAGATTGAAAGATGTGTTGAATAAAATAGGAACCCCAGTGAGATTATTAAACTCACTGATTAATTTATAGTAGTTTGGATTCTGCTTTTCTGTAAGAGTCTGAATCCTACAGGTATTATCTACATGAGTAATACATGGAATTTCATCTGGTCTGAGAACTTCCATAGCATACATCATGTATGGAGACTCTGGCAAACCAGCCATATCAAACCACTCATGTGCATATTCTAGCATGACCGTGCCAGCAAATGGTCTCCAATTTTCTCGTTTCTTGACAGTGTTTACTTTATCTTTACCATTAGGATCACGAGGATCATAAAGAATGGAACGATTTCCTAGAGCACGGGGACCATTTTCAGATCTACCTTGTGCCATAGCGACAATGTTTCCATCAGCAATTAACTTTGCAACATCAGATGGAGTTGCTGGTCTCTCATTCTCATACTTTTCTTCGTATTTAAGTTGTTGACCAAAGTAAATATTATCAATAGGCATCAATGGTTTCTTAGCAAAACGCATTGGCATCTCTTTATTGTAACCAATATATGCAGCACCAAGAGAAATACCAGAATCACTGGAAATTGGTTCAACATATAGATTAATTTCTGGTGGCAATCGTTTCTTAATTCTATAATTGGCAACACAGTTTAATGCACAACCACCAGTGAAAATAATATTAGGACAATTCGATAATTGATATGCCTGCATAATTCTCATGTAGACATAATCTTCAAACTCAGACTGAAGTTTATATGCTAGATCAGCATCTCTTTGAAACTTTTCTTTCTCATCTCTAGCAGAACAAATGTATTCATATGGACGGACTACCACCATCACTTCTTTGTGATTGTTAAAATCTGCCAGTCCAAACTCTTGGTATCTGCCACCACCTTCATCTAGGATAGATTTAATCTTTGGATTTGGTTTTCCATATGAAGAAAGTCCCATGGTTTTACCACACTCAAGACCATCCCATCCAAGATACTTTGTAATACCTGAGTAAACATATCCCGCACCAATGCGAGGTTCTGGATCAACATATGATGGTGCATCCGCCTTTAACTTAGAACCAACATATCCAACAACACTCTGATATAAACACTCTGCGTTTGCTGCGCTACCAGGAATATGAATGATACTCTCATTCTCCTTACCATATTCATGGTCAGCACCTGCTCCATCGATTACTAGAACAGTTGCATCTTCAAAAGGAGAATGAAAGTATGCACATGCTGCATGGAGGGAGTGATGGTAGTCCTTCGCTTCAAGATAATTCTTGACATGCAGTCCAAGTTTGCGTTTGATATATTTAAAATATGGTCCAAAATCATTTCTGCGATTATACAGATGTGTATACACACAGACATCGATTACTTTTGTGTACTCTGCAACTTTATCCAAAGAATAGAAACACTCATTATCATATTTGATATGAGTAAGTCTCTCCTCTTGGATTGAAAGAACAACTTTATTGTCTTTCAATAAAGTAATACCACCATCATGAGATCGATTTACACCAAGTATCCACGCCATAATTATACAGGAGCAAAATTAATATTCAAAACCATTCGTTCGGGAGTGCTCTCTGGATAAGAGCTTGCATGATATCTTCTACCATCAAACAATACCAGTTTCCCCTGTTTAGGTTTGACTGATTTTGCAACAGTAAAGAGACTGGGATCATACCCATTAATAAATCTCTTGATATTTGGATCTAGAAATTCATTAAAGAAATAAGTATCACCATCACTATCATTTAGATAATAGATTGCCGTGTATTTCAACCCATCATCTTGATAATCCACATGTGGAACATGATATGGTTGACGGTTCGTGTTCAATGTAAAGAGACCCAATCTTAATTGAACAAGTTCCGCGATGGTCATATTGATTTTTTCTTCCATTGAATATAGAAGGGGAACGAAGATATCATAAAAATCCGATTCTTTTCCCTCTCTACCCCAAAGGATGTGCATGAACCCAGTGAAGGAAGACTCCTCCACCTCAAGGGTGGAGTCGTTCAAATGATTCTGTTGCCAGAACCACAGTGGTGATGTGATGTCTCGGTTAAAATACCAAGGAAATTTTGCATCCATCACCGTTTGTTTTAAGTGCTCGGCATACCGTGGAGAGATAAAATTATCAATCTCCACGATATCTTCAAAGTGATCACTCATTAGGAACTTTCACCAACTTCTGAATTTCAGGAAGATACATATACTCGATCTGACTACGACTCAGAGTGTCGATTGCATCTGAGATTGTCTCGACCAGCGGGTCTCCACCCAAATTAAAAGAAGTGTTAAACAAAATAGGGACATCCGCAATCTTATCGAATGCATCAATGAGATTGTAGTAGTGTTCATTCTGCTCTGGTGTAACGGTCTGGATTCTACAAGTGTTGTCAACATGGATGACAGAAGGAATCTTCTCTTCCACACCATCATGACACTTGACTGCATACATCATATGAGGTGTCTCTTCGCGACCTGCTAGATCAAACCAATCATGTACTTTGTCTTTCTTGATAGAGCAAGCGAAAGGACGGAACCATTCACGACGCTTGACTGCATTGACATGATCTTTGCCATCTTGAATCGTAGGATCAAACAAGATAGAACGGTTACCAAGAGCACGAGGACCACCCTCAGAGCGACCTTGATAAATGGTGACGATATTACCATCACGAATCAATTGTGCTACAGACTCATAGGATGCATCAGTAACATCAAGACCTGCTAGATCAGATTCGTATGTATCAACATCATACTGAGGACCATAGTAAACAGATGCTTGTGGTTCTGGTTTCTCGTTCTCAGTTACCTGATGGTAGATATACTTTGCGCCACCAATAGATGTACCACCATCATGAGAGATAGGTTCGCAATAGATATTCAGGTCAGGGAAACGCTGCCAATACTTGTAGTTGGCAACACAGTTCAGACCATATCCACCACACACAACAATGTTTTTCTCACCAGTGATTTCAACTGCTTTCTCGATCAAGTCACACATACGATCGGAAGTTTCTTCCTGAATCTTATATGCGATGTCTTTCTGAATGTCAGTATATTGTGGGATTGCTTCTCCACGAATATGCTCACGGGAATCTTGCTTGAGGATAGGGAAACGCTCAACATTGATTGCTGCAGCATTTGGATATGTAGGAACAATCAAGTCACGGTTACCCCAACCATCCTTAAAGAAGGAAGGCAGTTCGTCATTTGGTTTACCGTATGGAGCAAGACCCATAAGTTTACCTGCTTCAATAGCAGGGAACCCACAGTATTGAGTTACTGCTTCATACATCTTAGTATGACCAGGATACTCAGTCACATAGTGATTAGGTTCTGGTTCATGGAATCCAATAGCAGCTTTGGTTCCGATGTGCTTCCAGACTGTATCAAAGTCATCAGGATATGATGCTTGGAAAATAGTCTCAAACTCATACAGAGTATCAGGAACTGCTTCCATCCTGAGGAAACTACCAGCACCATCAGCAATGACACATGCAGCAGTTTCAAAACCAGAGTTATAGAAACCACATGCAGCGTGCATTTCGTGGTGTGTAGTATCGATGAAATGCGTCTTAAATTCAAAACGCTTACGAGCGATCTTACGAATTAGACCCTCATACATGTCCTCACCTGTCCAATCAAGCTGAGGACCGTCACGGTGGGTGTGACATACAACTAGGTGATCAATATGGTCAACATACTCAAATGCTTTGAGCATACCCATCAAAGGGGCACCATCATATTTGAAGCGAGATAGGCGTTCTTCTTCTAAGTAAAAAACAATCTCACCATCAACCATGAGTGTCGTGCTGCCATTATGACCACGAGCAACTGCAAGAATAATCATTTTTTAATACCTCACTTCTTAGATGATTTAAAACCAGTAACACTCTTCAGTGGATCTGGTGTAACTCCTGCCTCACTCATCAGTGCAGGAATTAGGTTTGGGTTGTTGGATTTCTTTCCGTTACCACTAAAGGATGGAGTAGGCATACTCTTTTTCATCTCTTCCATTTGTTCTGGAGATGGTCCAAGAGGTTGCATCATTTCCTGTGGTAGTTTTACCTCAAAGGTAGGTTTCTTGTAATACTTATTCATGTATACATCAACCTCTTTGAGAATAGCATTCTCAACTTTGTCATTCATCGCCATGATACGATCATTGTTGCGACTCGTATACTCATCAATAGAAATACGAATCGGATCATAAACACGGAGATCACCACCCATATCCATGACAGAGAATTTCTCATAGTCAGGATAACTAATGTTCTCACCAAAGGTGGATCCGACAACGACGATAGAAGGTGTGTCGAATGCATATGCAATGTGTTGTCCGACACTATCACATCCGAGGAACAAGTCTGCTGCTTTGATAGCACCAGCAAGATTTCTCAGAGGCATCTGCTTAGGATGCGAGACAGTTTCAGTAAAACCTTCCTTCTCAAAATCAATCTCAATCTCAGAGATCAAAACAACAGAATACTTTTTCTGAAGTTTTTTGATGATGTTGATAGTGTTACTGTACTCAAAACTCCTACCAGAATTATCAGCGATAATATTACCAGCAGTAGTTACACCACGACCGAACGGTTGGAAGACAACAGTCTTCTTTTTATTAGTGCGTTGACGAACTTCTTCTACAATAAACAGTCCAGCAATCTCTTCTTCACGAGAGAGTTTGATCTTAGGACGCTGTAGTTCTCTAATTCCTTTTCCATTGATGCAAATGTCAAATGCTTGAGACAGGTTGCATTTCTGGTTATAGTATTCCCAAACTCTATATGGTTCGGGAGTCTGAATGTCTGTGTGTTTAATTTTGTCTTGGAACAATCCTTTGTGCCAATGGTCAAACACTTTATCGTAAAGTGTAGGGTGACCTTTGAAAAAATCCGTTCCACCTTCACAGACAATAACAAAATCTTCGTCTGGGTGTTCTTCTTGGTATTTTTCAAGTGCAGGGATGGAGCAAATTACACGTCCTGCTCCACCATTAATGAAAAATGATTTGGGTCTCATAATAGTGTCGTTTCAAACAGAATAATATAGAATTCTTTGAATTCGTAAGTATTTAGGCAATAAAAAAGAGGCGGTTTCCCGCCCCTCATATTAACACATTATTGTTTATCTATCAACTCATTCTTCGGTAGATTCTGCCTTTTTAACCGATGCCTTAGGAAGACCTGTAGAAGCAGCGACTAGTTCATCATAGTCGGTAACACGATAGTCATAACCATCAATCCAGTCAGTTCTAGGATCATCTGGGAATGGAATCATGTGAGGACCCCAACCGTCTTCTGGAGAGAACTTGGTGTATAGACCTTCAAGTTCAGTGATGAATGCTTGAAGTTTTGCTCTCATCTCGTCGGTCAAGTTTCCATTGCCACCGTTTTCAGTTGCTTCTGCATCAAGATTTCCTTGAGCATCTGCAAGAAGACCGTCACGCGCTGCTTTGTGCTGCTCCATAGTGATCCAAGGCTTGAACCATGGAAGTGGAGTAACAAACTTTTCAGTTGCTGCGTCGTACTCGATCTCATCAGCGGCATAGGTGTGATCAGGAGAGGTTGGATTAGGACGCTCGTAGTATACAGTGTCATCTCCATCGAGTTTGTACTCTTTCTGAGGATAACCACCTGCTTTTCCAGTGTCCTTACCAAACAGAATTGATCCGATTACTGCTTCTGCTTCGTCAGCAGTTTGCATGTCAATCAGAACCGCTCTCTGATCTCTACCAGCACGAACGTGTGCCTGCTCGGTTTCATCCGCAGTTGGTGTGCGAGTGAAAGGAATGCATGACTGAGATGGGTTCCATCTGTTAGTCTCGCGGCTAACAAAAACAAAGAGGAATCTAGGACCTTCGTAGGTCCAATCCGCTGTCAACCCGAGATTATCAGTCTGCGCCAGATAGTCATCTGGGAGTTTGTATGTAAATGTCTTTGTGAATGCCATATCTAATAAGGAAAGTGACTTTGACCTATGCTGAATGTATTTATATGATTACAAGTTCTCGTCGTACTTGTAACTAATGCGAACCATACCTGGATTACCGTTCTGACCATGGCAGCAACCACCACAAGTCCAACCAGAAGCACCACCGACGCCAGGTACATAGTTAGTTTCACTATGTCCACCGCCCCAGTGTAGCTGGTCTACTGCCCAATGCATTAGGCAATAACCACATCCACTATCTTCGCATTGGTTACCAGGCAACCAACCGCCTTTACCGTTGACTAGACCGCCTGGGTAAGCAATCATCTGCTTGTTCCAGCAGTGATTGTTATAACACCACATGTATGTGTATCCAGGGACTCCTCTAGAACCGCCGTCTGCACCGTAGTAGCAAGCACAGCAACCATAAGGACAGTTAGATAGACTGATGTAGTGAGCAGTACAGCAGCAGAGGAAGCAGCAAGAGCATCCTGCAGGACCACCGTCTGCACAGAAGTTAGTCAAACCAGGACCAGTAATCGATGTATAGTTTCCAGGATCTCCACACTGCCATCCCATTCTACCACATCCAGGTTCTCCAACCTCAATCTGATAAGCGCAACCAGCATATTGACTACCGACTAGACGCTTGTATGCGTATGCACCAGATCCAGCGGGAACGCCTCGTGAACAGCAGCAGGAAGAACCGCCGCCGCCACCGCCGCCCCAGATCTCAAAGATGATGTCACAGACACCATCAGGAGCACACCAGTTGGGGTACTGCATGTAGTAGTAATTTGTATTATACTCTTGACATGTAGCACCACAATATGCAGTGATGTATTGCACACAATATCCTTCGGATGGAAGTCTTGCGATCTTTGTTACATCATCAGGTGCCGCCCCTGCCTTTAGGGTGTCTTCTGATACAATACCGAGTAGGTCTCTAAGGTTTGACATTGTACTTTATTATCCTCCAGTATTTATCAGTTGTAGAAGAAACAGGAACATGCTTGGTTGCCATCAGATCTACGGTCAGAACCGTGAATCCAGCAAGAGCAATATGTGATTTTGATCATTCCAGATGCACCACCTCTACCGTAGCAGCAACCGCCACCACAAGAAGTTGCAGAAGGACCACCCTTACCAGGGATACCAGATCTACCACCACAATGAACATTGAATGCGTATGGTGTAGTACCACGACACATCATGTATTCATGGTGACATGCATCACCAGAATAGTTAACAGTCTGATAAGTTGGACCGTTAGCAACTAGACCGTAAGGAATTGCGAATCCTGCTTTTGCCCAACAGTTACTGGAAGAGTTGGAAGTTCTAAACCAGCTAGGTTTACCACCCGCCATAAAGTCTCCACCGTATGCACAAGCACAGCAGTTATGTAGACTCCATCCACCACAACCATCAAAGGAAACTTTGTCCTTACATCTAAACTCATTGCTCCAGAATGCATAACAGCAAGTCTTACCAGGAAGACCACCGTCTGCACAAAGGTTGCTTAGGTTACAACCTTGGACCCAGGTCTTACAACCCTGAATACCACAACAGCAGCGTGAGCAGCATGTAGGAGGCGCTGTGCAAAGTGAGTAGCACCAACCACCTTGTACTAGTGGATATTGCAGAGTCTTTCTTACATAAGATCCAGCACCACCAGGGAAACCTTGCTGACAGCAGCAACCGCCACCACCAGATCCGCCACCACCCCATAACTCGAAAGTTACTTGAGTAGTACCACAAGGAACGCACCAGTGCTGCAAACAATACTCCCAGTAGTTGCTATTGCAGTTACCGTCACCACAATAACCACGGAAGAGGAACACTCTTCCTTCGTTATTCATGTCGAGAGCACCGACTTCACCAATGGTGTTATCCAGTGTGCTTGCGTACTCTCGACCAATTAAACTTCTAAGATTTGCCATTACTCCCCGTGATTAAGATTTGCAGAAAAGTGTGACTCTAACGAGTCCGTGAGCACCCTCAGAAGAACAGCAGCAACCGCCACCATATACCTGAGCAGAAACACCACCAGAACCAGGAGGACCGTTTCTATGGCAGGAACTGGAGTAACCACCGTTATTACCAGTCAACCACAATGTAGCTCTTCTACCACAGGAGTGCATCTCTGGACGACGCAGAACATGGTGAATACCATATCTAGCACCGAACATAGGAGCAACTGGGTGATAGTCTTTCTTATGACACCAGTTACCACAACCTGGGTTGCAGTCATAGTGAATATAGGAATCTAGGTTACCCCAGAAGAACTTACCTTTTTGTTCACACCCTCTATAGGCTTCACCATCATTAGCAGGATAGTGTTCAGTCTGCCATCTGTTACATGCAGGACCGATTTCATTCTTTCTTGTTCTACAAGAGAAGTAAGAATCAACCCAGTGACAGCAGTTGAATCCGTGACATCCACCACAAGCACAGAAGTCACTTAGACCAGGACCACTGATATACGACTTACATCCGTCAAAACCACCTCTAGATGGGTGACGACAGGTGCCAGATGCTACACAAATATCGTAGCAGCAACCATCCAATTGAGAGACACCCATGTCTGCAGCACATAGTGTGCAAGACATATACTGTCCCGAGTGTCCAGACCATGCAATAGAGCAGCAGCATGTACCTGAACCGCCGCCACCGCCGCCCCAAATTTCCCATTTGATGCGACAAATACATTCATTAGGAACACACCATCTGTATCTGTTCCAGTCATAGTTATGACTCGAACCATACTCCCAACAGTGGTTTCCTCTGAATAGATACTGATGTGCTCCTGGACCCAAATACGTCTGGACGGGTAAGTTATCCAGTGATGGCACATCTAGAAGATCTCTTAAACTTGACATTCTAGTGTTCCCTCTGTTAGTTTATCAGTTAGATAGAATCGACCATCCAAAAGCAGAACCTGTGTAGATTAGCTCCAGAGATGCATTCTTGATATCAAAGTCAAGATCTTCCGCCAAGTTAGCGATCTTATGACCGTTGCGTAAGACATTTACTTTGTTATTGCCGCAGTTTCCAGCAGCGTCAATTAGATTGATTCTGTCACCTACTCTTGGGTTAGCTGGCAAAGTCAAATCAAAAACTGCTGCGGTTGTGTCGAGTAGCAGGATCTGTCCTGCTAGGACATTATGATTAGAGGTTACTGCGAGAGTCTCTCTAGTATCTGATGGTGTTGATAATACTCGTCCCATGGGTCTTTATACTCCTATGTGTTTATTTATTGAAAAAATTAAGCGGTTTCTTCAACACCGTAAACGGAGATACTGACGCCAGTTGTATCAGCGAATGCTACAACTTTTTTGGTTGCATCGAGTGCAACACCAGTTCTCTCCAAAACGCCGTAACCACCAATCTCAGCATTGTACTCAATGTACTCGCCAGGTGTAGGTGTGTCGGTTGCAGCTAGAGCAACACGAACGCTAACAGGTGTAGCATTTGTGTTGACCATATTAAGGTTGAGGTACGAAACTGTAGAACCAGGAACGGTATATACAGTTGTTAAGGTTGCCGCAGCTAGGGAAGATTGAGTCCCCAGAATTCCAGAAGCCATTGTTTTCTCCTTGTGGTGTGTCTAAAAGAAAGTAAGTTCGATAATATTTATAAAATGGGGATCAAATCGATCCTGCCCAGAACACATATCCCTTGGTCGTTCTAGTGCTATCAACATATGTCTTAACAGCACGCTGAGTTGGGACCTTTTGGTTGCTGTTAGCGGAGAGAGTAACATCAGAAGAGAATTCTGTGATACTTTCACCAAGTTGAGCACCAATGGAACCCAGTCTCAAGGACGATAGACCAGATAGGTCGAAGGAAGAAGCGTTCAGGGTTGTGCTACCAGTTGCCTGGTTAACTCTGAAGTAACGACCAACAGTGAAGTTGCCGTCTTGGTCAGTAGAAACAAAGAATACGCGACCTGGGAAGTCTTCAGTAACTTCGTTACCTGGAGCAGGTGGTACGAGTGGTTCACCTGGCCAGTTAACTTGTGTCTTAGTTCCACTACCGATGTTCAGGAAGTCATGACCAGTTAGACGCACCTGAGAGTAGGAATATCTAATCTTATATCCCTGACCATCATATGTTCTGGTTGGTTTTTCAGCAGCAAGAACAACCAGAACAGTACCAGTGGTATCTGTCTGAGCGTTACTGACCTGCATGAATTCGTTATCAATCTTGATAAAGTCACTGATGTTGAAACCAGAAGCATCAGTAACTCTGATGTCTTGCTGAGAAGCATCAAGATCTCTACGAGTATCTGTCTGATCAACGACTTTGATTTCGATGGAACGAACTGTTAAACCAGAGTTGTGAGGAGCAGCATTTGTTCCTTCAACTCCACGAACAACTTCCATAGAAGTTGCAGTTGGGAAGGAGGTGATGCTCATCATCTCATCTTCTACAACGCAGAATGCACCGATGGAGAATCCACTAATAGAAGAAACAAAGATTGTAGTTTCAGTAGCATTGTTAATTGCAGCACTCAATGTGGTTGGATCACCATACTGATATCTGGTGATATTTTCCAAACCATCATGAGTTGCAGCTGCAGAACCAAGTAGTCCTCTAGCAACTGTCAGAGTACCATAACCTACAGGTGCGGTGTAAGAGGAGTTAGAAACAACAAAGGTGAATGGTTCTTCACCAAGTCCACCAGGACCAGTGATGAATTCAATCGAACCACCAGGCTTAGGTGCTGCAGATAAACCAGTTAGAACAAGAACGAATCCGTTTTGTCCACCAACTGCATCTGTGTTATTTTCTAGGTTTGCTGAAACATTAGTTGTTTGACCACTGATAACTTCACCTTGTACGAAAGTTCCTTTAAGTGGTCTGTAAAGGATTTTATAAACACCTGCCTGAACAGAAACAATCTCACCAATTGCTCCAGATGTTAGACCGATGATTCTCTCATCATTAGACCAGATGGTGTCTCCACCAGGACCGTTGACAAGAGTTGCCACATCATACTGTAATTGGAGACCATCAATTTCTCCTTGAAGTGTTGCTTCGTTCTGGTTGAAACCAGAAGAAACGATAGCGTATGTACCCCAGGAAGAGTTACCTGCGAGAGATCTAATTCTACCGCCTCTAGTAGCAGTGTAAGAGATGTGTGCGTAGTAGGTGAAGCAAGAAACGATTTCAGATGCACCGTTATTTGTTACCCAGAAACCGACACCACCTTCCTCATAGATTTGAGTCCATGAGTCAAACACGATTGACTTGTTAGAAGGAGTTGCAGTACCGTCCCACTTAGAGTGAACATCACCATCGATAATTGCACCAGTTGCAGTACCACCGAAGGAGGAACACTGAGAAACATAAGGAGACTTGGTAATTGGTGAATTAGGATCAAGTCTTACATAAACACCCTTAACAGTTGCGGTGTTCATGTCCTTAGGATCACTAGTGGAAGGAACGAAACCGCTCATTCCATCCATAACAAGATCCTTCAACATTGTCTTGTTACCGAGCAAGAACATTGTTGCGTGCTCGTTATTAACAATGTTAACACCATTGATAGCAATGTCAGTTGCACCAGCTTCATAGGTGTCAGAAGTTGTCCAGAGACTGCTGTTAGCAGTTCTAGTTACGCCACTGAGGTTACCAGCAGTAAGACCATCGGTAACTACTTGGATCAATGCAGCGATTGCTGCTTCGATTGCAGCACAACCACTAGGATCGTTAGTAATTGTGTTATCAATTACCTGTGTAATACCATGAGATCCAGTTACAGTGACAGGAACATTGTTGATGATGTCATATGCGATCTGGTTCATGTAACCAAGAATCGAAACAACTTCAGCTTCACCACCATTCCAGTAGTTGCCAGTTAGTTGAGTATCAATTCTGTCATAAATTAGATCGTTACCACCATAACCAACATTAGTGTAAATGTCCTGAACTATTAGAGTTAGGTCATTTTCAAACTGAGTTTGATCAGATCCAGGTGGATATGAAAGAGTAATACCACCAGCAGATGCCTTAGCAAGTGTTTCCTTTACAAGGAAAGATGTATTTGCTTTGAGTAGGTTGTATGCATCACCGTTTCTATGACCAGCGAATCCTTGAATCTTAAGAACGATAGTAGAACCACCATCCTTAACATCAATAACTTCACCAGTTTTTGAACCGTCACCAGAGTTTACGGTAGAACCAAGAACTTTATACTGATTATCAGGAACCTGTGCAAGATCGAGTTCAATCGTTGTAGAAGGTTCACCGTCTCTAGGTGTGATACGAGTGGTTCTTAGGTTATCACCAACAATGGATACTTCCTCAGGAACACGCATTGGAAGGATCTCATTGTAAGTACCTGCCTTAACATAGATTGTTGCAGGACCACTTACGCTGTCAACAGCGTGACGAAGAGTTGCGAATGCTTCTGTGATGTTCTCACCAGTGTTGCTGTCGCTACCCTCTTGGGTAACATAATAAACTTTTTGAGTTACCTGATTCTTTTTCCAAGTAGGATATCCAGTATCAGAGTCAACTGTTAAGACTGTACCGTCATTACCAATAGGCAGTCTTGCAGGACCAGATCCAGATTGATAAAGAATATCACCAGCAGTGGTTAGAACATTCGCCTGAGCACCTTGTGCTAGAGAGTTCCAATATTGACCAATGGTGTCAGTTTCTGGTGTATTACCTTGAGATTGAGCAATACAAATATAGGAGTTGCTGTTTCTAGAAACTGCGTCACCTGGGAAGTAAACTGTGCTTGCATCCCAAGTTCCTCTCCATGTGAAACCACCAACAATGAAGTCCCAATCAGTCTGACCAGAAGCAGCAGGAGAAGAGTTTACATTAGTAGTTTTTGCAACATACGAGTTACCACCTAGAAGGACAACATCACCAGGCTTGTATGTTGTAGTTGCATCCCAGTTACCAACAACCTTGAAACCAGTTGTTAGGATTTCCCAAGTGGTGCCAAGACCATTATTGGGTTGAATACCAGTTACTGTCGATAAGCAGATGTAAGAGTAACCACCGTAAGTTACAATATCACCTTTTTGATATTCAGTGCTTGCGTCCCAAGTATCTTCAAACTTTAGACCATCAAGATAATCAGCAAACTTTGCAGGATCAAAGTTAGCTCCAGCGGTGTGAGGAACAGTACATCTATAGAGAACATTACCATACTTGGCAATATCGTTCAATCTATAGAAAGTGGCTGTCGCCCAGTCACCAGTATTGTAGATACCCTCTGTGTGCAACGACCAGTTGCTTACATCAGTGGAGTACCATTGTGCCGCCGTGGAGACCGAAGTATGGTTCGCGGTCGCGACATAAGTGTTAGCACCAAATTTAACAATGTCGTCGATGACATAGGCAGTATCAGCCGCCCAATCACCGCGCCAGTTAAATTTTAGTCTTCCAAGTCTAAAATCTGCCATTTGTGTTTTCCTTTACTTAGGTCCTTCGGTGGTATAATCGTATGCTTCGTTAAAGCGGATAACAAAATATCCATCATCATCGATGAAGTAGGTAATTTTCCTACTATCAAATCTATACTGTTGATATTTATCCTGTGGATCATTGACATATGATTTGTCTTCCGTAGTTTCTTCTACGTAATCATACAATCCAGTCGCAATATCTAGGTAAGGAGTTCCATCAAGTCTGTGGAAATCAATAACCTCATCATCAATACTTCTGATTTTGGTGTAGCGAAGCATACCATCTTCATCTCTGCGAAGAGCGTGAATAGTAAAGTCATTACCCAAATCATAGCTATTACCAGAGAAACCTCCACCGCCGCCAGTGCCGCCACCGCCGCCGCCAGAAGTTCTGTAACTATCGCTGATGTACATCGTCATGATACGATTACCCTCCAGTAACTGCCTTCCCATATTAACTGAACACTTGCGCCTTTCAGATCAAAAACTAGAGGAGAATCAACTACTCCAAAAGTATTTTGAAACTGTCTGCCGATAGGGTCCACAATAGTAATATTATTTATATCCCATGTGAACTTTACGTCGATAAACTCTATAACATCACCTGCTTTTGGAACAAGTTGATTATTATAGAGAGGGAGCGTAAGTGTTAGGGGACCGCTTGAGGAGTCTACAAGATATCTGAGTGAGGTTCCAAGAACTTGACTAGAATTAATTAGTTCCCATCTAGCTCTAAAAACATCAAAACCGCCAGTCGTACTACCGTCATGAATGACGGCCATATTCTTATCGGTATCAATTGTAAGCTCACCTTCAGCACCAGTAAACAGTGCGTGTTCGGCTGTAGTACCCCTTCTAAATTGAACCTGAGTTGTCATCAGTGTTTTTTAGATATCATTTGTATTTATAGGATTAGATAATCCATCCATAAGATCTTGGAGGTGTTACCTGGACAAACTTGATTCTCGATTCACCAAATACAATTGCGTCGGTGCTACCTGTGTAGAACTGGAATGGAGCAACATACTTAGTAGAAATATCAACTTCGATGTTTGTATGACCGAAGTATTTGATAATTCTCTTATATGTTGTGAGAACATTAACATCGATGTTCCCATCAGTAGTGAAGTAATTTCTAGTGAGTACAGGAACAACATCTTTGTTGAGTACCCTTGCAGTTCCGAATGTAGATACGGTGCGAGTAAAGCTGTGCTGAGTATCTCCAAGAACTGTAGCCTGACCAGTAGTGATCCACGCACCTCTGCTGAATCTTTCAACTGCGGAACCAGAGATCTCAAGATTGATATCAGATGTAACAGTTCTTGTGAATCTCTGACGAGCAGCACCAACAAAGTCGTAGATTGCTCTCGCAGAAACAGCGATTGTTCTAGACTCAGTTGCACTGTCGAATCCGAATAGTGTTCCAGATCCAATAAATCTTCTGGTAGAGACAACCTTAGCATCGCCACTGAATGCAATGTCACCTTCAACAGTGATTCTATTTGTTGTAGATTCGGCAGCACCATTAACTGCAAACAGATTACCAAATCCAGTGTAATCAATTGCTCTTGCAATGTCAGCGATACCAGAAATATCAAGTGCGCCTGTTGTGCTGTGTGCAAATGTACGACGCTCGATGCTGGTAACGAAGTTGAATAGAATACCACCGCCCGTCTCGACTGCGGATGTTCTTTCTGTAGCAAGACCGCTGAATTTGAATAGTCCTTCTGCTGGTGGTACGACAACAGTAGATTCTGCAGCACCGTTGACTGCGAATAGAGAACCATCGCCAATGTAAGATCTTGTAGATCTGATAAATCCAACACCAGTAAAGTCGAAGAGTGCTTCTTTCTCGTCTGGGTTGAATGTGACAGATTCTGCTGCGCCACCAAGACCAAACAGTTGACCATCGCCAATATAAATCTTGGTGAGAGAATTTGTAGATACACCAGATGTGAATACTGTACCAGTACCAATATTGTTTGGTGTGAATCTCTCGAATACATCTCCAGTGAAATCGAGAAGTGCTCCTTCTTCTGGTGGGTTGAAAGTAACTTTTTCTGCAATTCTCTGACCAGAGAAGGAGAACAATAGTTGTCTTTCTTCTGGATTGAAGGTGACAGACTCTGCCGCACCAGAGAATTTCTTGAGTGAACCAGTACCAATGTAGATCTTGGTAAGACTTGTTTCTGTAGAAACAAATAGATCGACAGTACCAGAACCAATCCAGTTTGGAATGTACTTGACGCTTGCTTCGCCGCGTACAATAGAAGTTGTGAATCCAACCTCTGTAACGGATGCCTTGATTCCAGCTGCTTCTGGACGGAATACAATATCTGACTGGAACTCTGGTAGTTTGAGAGTAATACTCTCAGCAGCACCACCAAAGTGACCAATAAAGACATCAGCTTCGTATGCACGAGCTCTGGTTGTTCCGCCAACACCTGTGATATCGACGAATACTGTTGGTTGCTCTGCAAATGTGAGGATTGGTTCTGATACTTCTCCAGAGAACAGGATGGTTCCACCCTGACTGACTTCTCTGTAACCAGCACGAAGACCTGCTTTGTCTGGACGGAATGCAATGTCTACCTGGAATGCAGGTAGTTTTCTGGTGATTGCTTCGTTGGTGAATCCAACTGTGAAGATAGAACCTTCGACAGAGTAAGCACGAGCTCTTGGAGTTTCTGCAACTCCAAATACTTCGACTTGTACTTCTGGTTGCTCTGCAAATGTAAGTAGTTCTGGTGCGGTTGTTCCAGAAACAAATAGATTTCCGAATCCAATATTGCCACCAAATGTGCGTCTCTGAGCAACAGCACCCTTGAGTTCCAGATCTGCCTGGAATGCAGGGATTTTGATCGTAATTGCTTCTGCACTTTGACCGATACTGAATAGAGTACCTTCGCCAAGGTGAACATCGACGATTCTGTAAGATGCTGCTCCAAATACAGATACTGTACCAAATGGTTGCTCTGCAAATGTAAGGATTTCTGGTGCAGTTGTTCCAGATAGTTTGATGTTTGCAGTGAAGGATTCTGCACGAGCAACTCGTACATCTGCTGTACCAACTGGAGAGAATAGTGCAGTCTTCTCTTCTGGATTTGCAGTAAAGGATTCTGCTGCTCCACTGAGTGCGAAGATGCGACCTTCGCCAAAGTGAGACAGAGTAATAATTGGTACAACAGACTCGTTGAATACACGAAGATCTGCTTGACCGACATAGTTGTCTGTCTGTCTCTCGACTGCAATACCAGATAGTTTGGTATGTACAGTAAAGGACTCGACGATAGTGGATCTGATTCCAGCGGTTCCCTTGAATACCAGATCTGCCTGGAACGCTGGAATGTCGATTGTAATCGCTTCGGAACTTGCTCCGATAGAGAATAGTACACCAGAACCATTCCAGTTTGGTGCATATCTGTATTTCGCTCCACCTCTGATTTCGACATCGACTTGTCTGAGGGTGTCGGTTGCTGCTCTCTCGTCTGCTGTACCAGAGATTCTGAGATCGACATGACCAGTGTATCCGAGAGCAAATGCCTCGTCTGCTGTGCCAGCAAACTTGTAAGTAAATGTCTCTGCTGGTGGTACTGCTCCAACAGACTCGACTGCTCCACCAAATCCAAACAGTCTTCCAGAACCAATGTATACTGGTGCAAGTCTGCTGGTAGTAGATACAAGAGTGAATAGAGATCCAGAACCAATGTGCAGCAGACTGAAGTTTGTCTTGACTTGTCTGAAGTCGCTGGTAAGATTGGAGATTTTTCCGAATGGATATTCGGATACTTTGCTGAGTAGAGAAGCAGGGTAGGAAGTAAATCCGTAGTCTTCTCTGACAGTTCTTTCGTTGTTCTCGCTTGTGATAAATCCACAATCGACACTGCTTGTAACAACAGAACCAATAGTAGGATTGATGGAGAATGTATTTTGAACTGTTGCAACAACACCTGCTCCAGGAGATCCAATCTGAATGATTGAAGTTGGAGCAGTTCCAGTAAGAACTTGACTGGTTGCGATGTTGGTAATCTGACCAGAAGCAGGAAGACCTTGATAGTCTCTCTTCTGATAGAAGTTGATAGAAGAATCGTTGTAATGATAGGTTCTTCTTTCTGCGCTGCCACTGACTGCAAACAGACTTCCTTCTGTCTGATAACCAAATGTTCTGAGGACTGGTTCTGCAGTACCAAAGATTTCTGCACGAGCAGTACCATTCCAGTTTGGTACGAACGATTCGCCTGCGTCTCCAAAGAAGGAGAAGAGCATCTGCTTCTCGTCTGGATTGAAGCTGACGCTTTCGACAAGACCGCCAAGACCAAATAGTTGACCTTCGCCTTCGTATGCAAATGTTCTGCGCTCGTCTTTTCCAACGAACGAAGGAATTCTTCCTTCTCCAGTAAAGACTTTGGAAAGACTGCTGTGTGCAGTACCCTTGAGTTCGATCTGGATCTCTGCAACCCACTGAGGATTGACTCTTGCGCGACCATCGACAAATATCTTGAGTCCACCAGAACCAATATGTCTGAG